GTCTTTTGGAAAAACCGGAAGTTCTGACATTTTACGAGCAAACAGAGTTGTCAATAAGAGTCAGACCAAGAATCAAACCAAAGGATTACCTGCGATGGACCGACTAGAACTTTGGGAGGACAACACACAGGCTATGGTTATAGCCATGCACATAGGTGCAGTTCAGTTCGGTACCGTACAGTCCTATAATAATGGCAGTCATACGCAAAACAAAGCTAGAGAAACTCTTAAGGGAGTTGTCTATAATTTCACTCAAAGGTTTGACTGGGCCATGATAGGAAAATTTCTTCTCGTTTTGATGCTAGTGTTGTTATGTACAGCTGGCGTCATACTTGTCTCAGCGCGAGGAGAAAAAGCCAAAATACCTCCCGCAGCACGGATGTTATCTCAAGATGATGCATCTGACTCTGTGCTGATCTTGCTAAAGGTTGTTCTCTACTACATACTACTAACACCTTTAGTTGTCGTCTTCTTTAAACTTATGCGCTCACTGTGTAAAAGAAGATTTCATTTGCGAGAGACCCGACGTCTACTATCCAGTTCTTGCGTGTTTGATGACACGAGATTAGACCTCGAGGCAAATGAAGGTAGATACCCAGCTAATTGAACAATCAAGGATGATGATTGGAAGTATTCCAAACCCGAGGATCTACAGTGTGATGCTTGTGATAGGCCTGGAGCATATCAGATATCCCCTATCCTGAATTACCTCGGTTTTACGGAACCCACTGTCAAACACAATTGTAAGCGGTGTGTTATGGCTGCTGCAGTCAGAGCCACCACGAACAAGGTGCATTTTGATCCCTACATTTTACGACAGTGGAGAAGATACTTCCGCCGCGTTATCATACCTGAGTTCATAGCGGCCATGGATAAAGATGGCATGAACGTATCTATCGACACTTGGCTGACCAAGTACGACTCTCGATATCAAGAGAACATAAGGAACTACATGAAACAGAACGACTGGCAGGATTTGGTTCATTACCCATATGAATCATTCCCTAAAGTTGAACTGCAATTCACTAGCGTTCCTGGTGATCTCAAGGAGACAGTGTTGAACACGGTTAAGGAGCGCCAGATTTCTGGTCCTCCTGCTGCCAAGAAGATATTGGCTAACCCCTTTATCAACGCCCTGGAGATACTCGCCCACAACAACATCAAAAATTATTGTGGAATGAAAGATTGGCCCGGGATTTGCAGAG